CTACTCGGCTGCACACGCTTTGGCTACGGTGAACACTTTGCCTGGCAACAACAAGACTGTGACCTTCGTCGGCGCAGCCTCGACTGCCTACGCTCAGAACTTGGTGTACCACAAGGATGCCATCACCTTCGCAACAGCCGACTTGCTGCTGCCACAAGGCGTTGACATGGCCGCCCGTGCCGTCCACAACGGTATCAGCTTGCGCGTTGTTCGTCAGTACGACATCAACAACGACCGCCTGCCTTGCCGTATCGACGTTCTGTACGGCTACAACACCATCCGTCCACAGATGGCCTGCCGTATCTGGGGCTAAACCAAATGGGGCTTCGGCCCCGTTCTCGTATCAATTTTGAAAGGAAATTATCATGGCACTTCCAAACGGCGCAGGCGGTTACCAACTCGGTGACGGCAACACAGGCGAAGCTCAACTGTTCGTGCAAGGCGCTCCTACAGCGCTGACCGCAGCAGCAACTCTGACCGCTGCTCAACTGGCAAACGGTCTGTTCACATACACCGGCGCAGCCGTCAACTTGACTTTGCCCACCGTGGCTTTGCTCGAAGCTGACATCAGCAGCGCTGCCAAAGTGAACGCAGCGTTTGACTTCAACATCATCAACATCGGTGGCACCAACGCCGCTACTGTTGTGGTGGGTACAGGCTGGACCATCGTTGGTACAGCCGCTGTGTCTGCCAACACATCCGCCCAGTTCCGCGCCCGTAAAACAGGTGACGGTACTTGGACGCTGTATCGCGTGGCCTAAACCATAAAACCCCTTCGGGGGTTTTTTAAGGACTCATCATGGCAAACAACAAACCTGTCGGCGTTGCATACGCTGATCCAGCCCTTGACAGCGCAACTTTTGCGCCTGTTACTGTTGCTCAATTGCCTGCCGCATCGACTGCTATTGCAGGAATGCGGATGGCTGTGAGCGATTCCAACGCAGCCTACACTGCTGGCATTGGTGCCTCAGTTGCTGGCGGCGGCTCTAACGTCGTGCCGGTGTTCTGCAACGGCTCGGCTTGGCTTATCGGCTAAACCAAACGGGGTCTTCGGACCCCGTTCTCATCATGCACATTTACCTCCAACACCCCGTTCACGGCCGAAAAATTGCATACATGGAGGCGGAAGCCGAACATGATGAAAAATATGGCTGGGTGCGCTACAATCCCGACACGCCTTCAGAGCCTGAAGAAGCGGCTAACACGCTTGTGGTAAAGCGCAAATATACCCGTAAGGCTGAAACCGAAGGAGTCTGACATGGCAACGTACACCGCTGGCGATCAAATCAACAGGGCACTGCGATTGCTGGGTGTACTCGCAGAAGGCGAAACGCCGTCAGCCGAAACATCTCAAGACGCCCTGATGGCGATGCAGCAGATGATTGATAGCTGGAATACAGAACGCCTGTCTGTGTTCTGCACGCAAGACCAAGTTTTCACATGGCCCGCTGGCCTTTTGAGCCGCACCCTTGGCCCTTCTGGTGACTTTGTGGGCAACCGCCCAGTTCTGTTTGATGACGCCACGTACTTCAAAGCGCCCAACGGCGTGTCGTACGGCATCAAGTTCATCAACCAGCAGCAGTACGATGGCATCGCAGTCAAGACTGTGACCTCCACCTACCCGCAGGTCATCTTTGCCAACATGACGTTCCCCAACGTCGAGATGTTCATCTACCCTCGTCCCACACAGGACTTGGAGTGGCACTTCATATCGGTTCAAGAGCTGGCCAACCCGCCTAGTTTGGCGACCGTCTTGTACTTCCCACCCGGCTACCTGCGGGCGTTCACGTACAACCTGGCGATGGAAATCGCACCCGAGTTCGGCCTTGAGCCAAGCCCACAGGTGCAGCGCATCGCCATGACCAGCAAGCGCAATCTCAAGCGCATCAACAACCCTGACGATGTGATGTCGATACCGTATGCCATCGTGGCAACACGCCAGCGCTTCAACATCTACGCGTCGAATTATTAAGCATTCATATTGTACAGGTAGAATGATGCATTCGTTTAAGCTCCAAGTATCTTTGATGCGCCTCCTCGGGTGTATTAAAGCCGCTTTCGCGAATGCGTTTGCCATTCACCATAATTTGCATCAACCATTTGCTCTGGTGCTCACAAACACCAAGAAACCCGCATTTGTTAGCCTTGGTTGCTTGACGCATGTTTTGCAAATTGCCAAAGCGGGATACTTCGCGGAGGTTGCTAAACTTGTTGTTTTGCTTATTACCATCGCAATGGTCTATGTGAAAAAGCGGAGATTTTCCGGTCATGTACAACCACGCAAGCCGGTGAGCCAATTGTTTTTTGTTGTTGATGGCGATAGCCCAATATCCGGTATTGGTCGGGCTACCAGCACGTTTACCAACAAGATCAGGGCGGTGGTGATGTGCCTTCCAGACAAAATTGCCCGTTTCTGGGTTGTAGTCAAGGATGGATCGAATATGGTCAGCGGTAATCATGAATTTGAGTTTACCATAGGAGCGACCAAATGAAAAGTCCAATATTGGGATCGGCGTATGTCGCTCGTAGCACCAATGCCGCCGATAACAAATTAATTAATTTGTTTCCCGAGGTTGTGCCCGAGGGTGGCAAGGAACCGGCGTTTCTGAACCGTGCGCCCGGTCTGCGTCTGGTGACCACCGTGGGCACTGGCCCCGTGCGGGGGATGCTGGAGTACGGTCAATGGCTGTACGTGGTGTCGGGTGCCCAACTGTACAAAGTGGACCAGAACTACGCTGCCACGTTTATCGGCATTGTGGGCAACACCGGCCCCGTGTCGATGGCAATGAACGGCACCCAGTTGTTCATCGCAGCCAACGGGCCAAGCTACGTCTACAACGCAGTTGACAACACCTATGTCGAAAACTCGTCGTTCCCACGGGCGCAGACGGTCACGTTCATCGATGGGTACTTTATCTTCAACGAACCCAACAGTCAGAAGTTCTGGGTCACCGAGTCGTATGACGGCACGGTGCTGGACGGTGCCAGCGTTGCCAACGCTGAAGGTTCTCCTGACGGGCTGGTGTCGCTGATCGCTGACCACAACGAGCTGTGGCTGTTTGGCGGCAACTCGGTCGAGGTCTGGTATGACGCAGGTCTGCCTCCACCGGGCGTGCCCTTCCAGCGCATCCAAGGCGCGTTCAACGAGATTGGCTGCGCTGCCACGTACTCGGTAGCCAAGCTGGACAATTCGCTGTTCTGGCTGGGCGCTGACGCCCGAGGCAAGGGCATCGTGTACCGTGCCAACGGCTACACCGGCCAACGGGTGTCCACGCACGCTGTTGAGTACGCTATCGCACAGTACGATGTCATCTCGGACGCGATTGCCTACACGTACCAGCAGGAAGGCCACGCCTTCTACGTGCTGACGTTCCCATCGGCTAACGCCACATGGGTGTACGACGCCTCGACACAGGCGTGGCATGAGCGCGGTAGCTGGGCCAATGACAGCTTTATTCGCCATCGCTCCAACTGCCGCGCTGTGTTCAACGGCGAGGTGCTGGTCGGTGACTTCCAAAACGGCAACATTTATGCATTCGATCTGGATGTCTACTCGGACAACGGCGGCGTCCAAAAATGGATTCGGTCGTGGCGGGCGCTGCCCACGGGCAAGAACAACTTGAAGCGCACAGCGCAGCACTCCATGCAGCTCGACTGCGAGGTGGGTTTCACGCTGCCGCCTGTCAGCCAGCCGGTGTTTCTGGTGACTCAGGATGAGGACGACATCATCACCGAGTCATATGACTTCTTAATTGACGAGACAGGTGTGACGATCAACCCCCAGCCCGTGGTGCTGCTGCGCTGGTCTGACGATGGTGGGCACACTTGGAGCAACTACCACGGCAAGGACATGGGCACAACGGGTCAGACTGGCAAGCGGGTGATCTGGCGCAGGCTGGGTATGACCATGAAGCTGCGCGACCGGGTGTATGAGCTGTCGGGTACTGACCCCGTTAAGATCGCCATCATGGGCGCAGAACTGATCGTATCGCCGACAAATGCTTAACGCCAACACCAACATTCCATCAAACAGGGTTCCGTTCTTTGACGAACGAACTGGTTTGATCTCGCGTGAGTGGTATCGGTATTTGCTGGCGCTGCTGGAGTCGGACATTGATTACACGCCGCCAAACGCTCCAGCACCAGTGCCGCTGAGTGGTTCGCCCTTGGTGTACGGCAACACGACAGAGCGCCCGATTGACATAATGATCAGCGGCGGCGGTGTGCGCAAGGTCGAGTTCCAGCGCGGCACTGGCACTAAGTACAACACGGGTTCGTACTACGGCATGTTCGGTTTGTCACCGGGTGACGCGCTGACCATCACGTATTCGGGCACGCCCACTATCACGGCAATTTCGAGGTAGCAATGCCAGTAATGACTCAGGAATGGCAAGACCAGAACCAGATCAACAAGCGCAATTGGTGCTTGGGTAACCAAGACGCAATTGACTTTTTGAATTGCTTCTTCGACGCCGTTGAACTGTGGGACGACTTGATCGACAAAGATGTGCCGATCAGCGACAATCATGTCAATCGGGTTTTTACGTCACTGATGTTTAGTTTGCCGTCAAACCCTTGGTTTATGGCAAA